TCATTGCCCTGTGACAGGCTATCCAGGTCTTTTTGAATAAGCGGTGCAAGCCGGTTGTACAGGTCTATGCGATCCTGTGGCACCATGTCGGCGAATTGGGAAAGAATAGGATCAACTTCTATGATCTCTTTCTTTGAGGGCTGGTGAGTAGCCTTTTCAGGCTGTTTGATTGTCTTTGCCATGGTAGTAGTTTTATAACCAACTTGCATTAAATGTGCCATCGGCGTCAGGGAAAAGGTGCCTGTGCTTATTCAATAAATACACGTTGTTTCCCGTGTGGCACAAAAGAAAATATCCTTTGCTTTCAGCCAGTTCGTTCATTGTCCGGAACGACGCGCCGCGATCCATCGACCAATGATACACATCAGGCGCAATTGACGAATTGATTTCAATAATCACTATATCAGGTCTGCCGTGGTAACTGTGCCATATATGAAAGTCGTTGCCGTCTATGTCGATGGAAAGCACCGAGCAGTCTGGTAGCTCGTTCACGTTATCGGGAGTGATCATTTTGGCCTCTACCAGCCCCGGTACGGCTCGTAAATCGTACATATGAACAGCCCAGCCTAACGAGCGTAATAAAGCCGTATTGGAGCAGAAATAACCATCAGCCCCGCCGAACTCAACGGCAACCTTTAGCTTTGGCTTTATTCTTTTCAGGCATTGGGCTATTATGCCATCTTCGCCGTTTTGGCTGTATTCGTCCCATGCGAATTTGTGTATTGTTTCTACCATTCGTGGTCTCTTTTTCTATGGTGATTGAATAATACCGGATAGTTGTCGGTACGGGGTAGGTGCATACTGTACTGCGTAGGCCACCAGTGATTGTAATTGTAGCCGTGCTTAATCGCCAAACAGGTTAGTATTGCCTGATCGTGCCTATGTTCCGCAAAGGTAGGGTAGTTCGGCGTTGTACTCGGCGAATCATCAATAAACCCAGGCATCTGGCACCATAGTAACCACTCCTTTACAAAGTCCCTGGTTTTCTGGTTAACCTTGAAGAAGATAACGGACGCCTGAACCTGTTTAACATCTTGTCCGGGGTGATAGCCCAATATAGCATCCATAACACTACCCTTGCACCATTCCGAATGAGACCACCCATTAGTAAACATGAATACATCCTGGTCCATGCGGTTAATAATCTCACGGACGTTGCCCACGAACTCTACCCCGGCATCAGAGTAGATCAGATATGAATCCTCCGGCATCTGCAAAATGTCGCAATAGATGAAGTATGGCTTCCAAAGCCAGTACCCAGCACCCCGACCACACTTCAATATACCCTCATTCATCCACTTAAAAATGTCATCGTCCTCCTCAGAAAAGCGAGAGGGATACGCATAATCAACCCCGTTATTCTTCATTGATTCAATGCACTTCCTCGCAGAAATGTCCATATTCCCAGAACTGTATGTGATTCCGTAGGTCATTTCAGTAACTTTTGTGGTGCATAGTTTTTATCTAGCTGTATAAAGTGAACGCAGTGTAACAATGCAAATTTTACTGCATCCTGAAAATCATCTACTGAGTTGTATTTTATAAAACCGCCACCCTGCGAAAGAGCCAAATTAGCAACATCAAAAAGACAAACATCTGCTATATTATCATGAAGGATAAACGGCAGCCCTCTAGAGATTGAGTGAATAACATTAGTAGCGGTTTCTTCTTTCCCCTTTATGATTATTTCAACTTTTACATTTCTGCCGTCTGGCAGCCTCATACAAGCAATTTATTTCCTTCAGTGAAGCAAGATGAATAGTCGGTCTGGCACTGCCAAATGTCGCTAAATGACGGCCTTTGGTACGTGATCTGTGGTGCAATTACGAAGCACGGGAACTCTTTGTAAATATTCACCCGCAGCCATTCATCGTAGATCATGGGGACTTTGTAATCCCACGTGTCAATAATATGCTGAGCCACCCGGCGCGAATACACAACGGAATGCGTCTGAAAGGCATCGTAGAGCCTGAACAAGTGCTCACTGTGCCTATCCGGGCTTTTAAATTCAACCCCTGGAATCCCAACCAGATTGCACCCTAATTGCAGTATACCGAGGTCCATCGGCAACTCACCCCACGCTTCCGTGGCGTGCTGGTACGGCCCAAAAACGCAATCATCTTCGTAGATAGTGAAATAGTAACACGGGGACTTAAGCCCCTCTAAAAGACAATGGTACTGACTTGCGTTGAAAGCCAGTACCTTGTTGTCTCCCTCATGCGCGTCGAAAAAATAAAAGCCCAAGCCAACCCGCGAAAATTCTTTCTCTATTTGCACCCTCCGGTCCTGCCGGTGTTTGAGCGATATAACGTAGTTTTTGCCTATCATGATATTTCCACCGTCGTTTCGTTAAAAGTAATCAGCCTGTCCTTAAACCATACCCGGGATAGGTATGTTGACGGCTGTATAACCAGGTCATACCCGCCCTCTTTAGGCTCAAAATCAACGCTCCTGAACCCATTAGCCAGCCAGGGCCTTAAATCAACCCCAAAACACGCCACCGTCTTAAGTGGGCATTTATGGTATAGTTGCAAAACCCGTTCGGCTAATTCGCGTGGTTCCATTACCAGGATATTATGTAATAATGGACCATTTGCATCCAGGCGTAACTAACAATTTTTTCATCGGCCGTGTACCCACACCTATTTAACTCACCAACCACCGCAGACATCTCTTTGCTATACGGCCATGTAAAGCTATTCCCGCCTGATTTTGCTACCGCTTCTACTTTCAGTGATATTTTAGAAAGCAACTCCGACAATGGGGCGCTGCTAAGCGATATTTCTCTGGCTTCTTGTGCTGTAAGCATAACTGTGTTTGTCAATGCAATGTACACCACGCCTAATTCAAAAACAATAGTGGTAAATGGGTAAAAATAAAAAGCCCCGCTAAGACTAGCGGGGCGATTCTGAGTTTATGAAAATTAATCAAAAAATAGCAGTTGTGAACGCATTCGGACGGTAGATAGCCAGCCCTTCCACGACTTCCAGCAGGAAAGCAATTTCATTGCTGGTGAAGATAGAAGCGTGACTGTCTGACTGCCTCATGCTGATGCCTTCGCTTTCAACAATGGCGGCTTTTGTCCAATCGCCGACAATCATACGACCGCCGGTCAGCCAGTTTACAGGCTCAACAGGCACACCCAGGATACGGATAGTACCGCGCGGGTCGATGGTTACGATATTCGGCAGATTGTATCCTGCGTTGGTTTCGGTGTTCAGCGTCAGGGACGCCCATGCGGCCGGATCCATAACGATATAGTTCGGGCGATACTTGGCCGCGATCAGGCGGGTAATGTATGCAACGATCTTACCGATATTGGTCGTTCCGTTGGTGATTCCTGTGGTTGAGGTTGAGCCGGAAGCGGCAGCCACCAACTGATTGGCAAACTCGACATCTTCCGTATCGCGAAGCTGATCTAGCATTGAAGTCGGCAGCCAGCTTTGCAGATAAACAATGTTCCGGAGGGATTGACGCGATACAATCGCATAACCGGCCAGCGCCTTAAGGGTCAGGTCGATCATGGTGTAATCGCGGTCAACTTGCGGTTTGGTGGCCCCCTCATTCACGAAGCCAAAAGAGCCTTCGCCAATCGGGGTATTCGCACGCGGGAAACGCACGAAGTCGGTGCCAGACTGCACGGTACGCACGAAGTCCCGGAAGTGCGTTTGCCCGGTCGGCTCCATGCCCGGACGCCAATCCAGGTATGAAATGTAGTTGTTGCCAGTACCGGTCAGGTTTGCGCTGGAAATGTTTCCAACTACCTTAGTGGTATCGAATGTAACCAATGGGCCTTTTTCGCTCTTTTCGATAGCGTCCTTATGCTCCATGATACATTCGGCCAAAAGCCCCTTCAGGGTTACGGCCCTTTCTCCAGACCCGCCCTTCATCTTGGCAGCTTTGAGGTTTTTTACTTCCTCCTGGATCTGGCCGATGGTAGCGTCTTTCTTGTAAAGATCCTCATTGAGTTTCTTTACCTCGTCTTCATGCTTTTTGCTGTCGGCGGCCAGTTGTTCCTGGATGGCTTTGATTTCTTTTGCTGTTTCCTCCCCCTTGCCCTCAATTTTAGAGGTAAGTCCTTTCAGGAGGTCTTTTACTTCATCAGACATTGTGTTAGATTAAAAGTGTTAACAATTTGATTTGCGTAGCGATTTCGTCGCCCGGATCAAATGTGTCTAACACGGTCTGATTGGTGCCTGTGAATTCGGCTATAAAGGTTTTAAGCTGTTGTAGCTTTATCTCGAATAAAGATACATTATCGGCATCAATTCGGCCCAAATTTTTCATTATATAGTCGATCTCCCCATCTATCAACGCCTTTTGTTCGTCGAATTTCATCGACTTCATGACGCTCAACGTTGGGGTATTTGAGTTTGCCCCCCAAAGAACGCTAGACCCTTCGTATAGCTTTATCTCTGATATATACCTGATGCCCTTTTCGGTCTTGCTGCCGTTCTTGGGAATGGAAAAGCCTATTGAATGCTCGGTAATATCCCCCGCTTCGTACATTGGCCACGCCTGCTGCCACATCAGGTTATCCTTGTAGACAGACACGCCAACCAGGTATTCACCCTCCACGGCCAATTCGGAAAACTTGCCGAATGCCGATTTGATTGATGGGTTATGATCTGCCAGGTGCCATATCTGGTTGGCCCCCTGTGGGCCGCGCTCTTTGATCGACTTATTGAACGCTCCAGGCATGATAATATCTTTGTCGCTATCCTCTGACCCCATGTGTGATATAGCTATCTTCACGCGCTTGCCTGTTGTATCAACATCGAGCGGCTTACCCGCAAAAGATTTATAGATCATTTCAGTTGTATTTTACCGTTAATTAATTTAGGGTGGTAATTTAGGGTACACCTACACTGTATTGAATTGCCCGGAGACGCATTGGGGTCGCCCGGCATAAATATCTCTTCTTCATTCCTGAAATTCGCCTCCAAATCCACTTTCTGCCCGTCTAATTCTCTGTGGTCAAACCGATCCTCCGGCCTGTGTCTTACCCGGTTGTCGTGCCCTGATACCCACTCCTTCACTGCTATGTACGGCAGCGACCTTGCTCCTTCAATAGACCCCATCATGCCCCCTCGGTGCGCCTCCGTCCTGGCAATAACTCTGGCTCTTTTCAGCGCTAACCCCGATTCGGTCATTTCCTGCGCTAGTTTTTCGTAACTCCAAC